CGTCTACCGTATAACCAGCCGCCTGTAAAAGAGAAACTTCCGTAGCGCTGAGATCGGTGTAAACGTGTCCACCAAGGTAGGTGTAAATGGCGTTGCCTGGATCGTAGTTCTCAACCACGGTGCCATCTGGCTTTACATAAATGTTCTTGCCCTTGGGAGTTCCGCGGAAATACCTAAATGGTGATGCGTCTTTTGCCCAAGGATAAACTGGCGAGTTGTAAGAACCGATAGGTGGTACGAATGTAGCCACTACTTCTTCTTCTTTCGTGCTGCCGCCATGTTATCAATAAGATTTGGGTATGGTCGTCCAGCCTTCTTGGCGCGGGCTTTAGCGCTAGTTTTCTGACTAGGTGTTAATGACTTAGATTTCTTTTTAGGATTTGGTTTATCCCAAACTTGTTTCTTCACCATTTCTCCTTATTAGCCCAGTACGCTGCTGACATCTTGCCTTTAGCAATGTTCTTAGCGTGGCGAGCTTTGAATGACTTTTGACGCGCTGTTGGCTTCTTGTCGCCAGTAACGCCTTGCTGACCAAAGCGAATAGTCTTTACCTTGCCACCCTCCTTAGCCACAACTACGTGCGACTTCTTAGGGTGACTCGGTGTACGCTTCGGCTTGTTGTAGCCAGAAACACCAGCGCGTATTAAGCGTGAGTCCTTCTTGGCTACCATGATTACTTCTTAACCTGAACCAATTTCTTGTATTCATCAAAAGAAAGTCCAGCGGCTTCAGCTGCAGATCCTTTGAAATCATTAAGCATCTTCTGTTCTAATTCGCGAGCAGGAGCAGTGCTACCGATGTTTCCAATCTTCTTGCCAATCTTCTTGGCTTCTTTAACAACCTTCTGTCCTGGTGACATCGGCTTTGGACGAGCCATGTCTTTAGGAGCTTTGGTGCGTGGAGCAACTGGCGGTGGAGTTTTCTTTTTGGCAGCCATAATTACTTCTTCTTTGCTTTCTTCATAACCATCTTCTTGCCAGACTTCTTTGCAGTCGCCTTAGCCATGGCCATACCTTTAGCGGTGTAAGGGAATTCTTTTTTTCCTACTTTTGGCATTAACTTCTCTTTTCTAAAACTTGTGAATAAGAGTGTGGGGGGAGAGCCGAAACCCTCCCCCCGTTCTCAACTAGGCGTTAGTGCCGATTGAGGATGCAGATTCGATGCGACGAAGTGCAGCCTGGCGGAATACGCCGTAGCCAACTAGGTGCTTCCAACCCATGCCTTCGAAACGACGAAGAGCGTCAGTTACAGGTACATCTACCATTACTGGGTTAGCTGAGTAGCCACCACCAGTTGAGTATGCCTTGGCAAGTGCCTGGCGACCCATGATAAGTGTTCCGTAAACGTCGATAGTTCCAGTTCCGTTTAGACCGTTACCAGCATCAGCGAACAATGGTGCGCGTGGTGATTCCATGAACTGTACGCCCTGGAAGTTACCGATTACACCGTTGTAGATACCGGATGGATCTGAGTAGATGTGTGGATCTGACCAGTTGGTTCCACCAGTTGCGCCACGGAAGTCGTAGCTTACGTCTGGGTGAATGATTCCCTTGTAGGAACCGTTGAATGTTGCTACGTTAGCGGAGCGAAGTTGTGCAACAGCGCGACGAACATCGTTACCGGTTAGGGTATCTGCTACGTCTACGTCGTTACGGTCACCATCGTCACCTGAATAACGAACGTTTGTACCAGCCTGAGCAGCGTTGCGAGCAATGCTGTCAATAGAGATACCAGCGTTGTAACCAAGTACGTTAGCAACAACTGGGTTAACTGCTAGGAACGACAAAGCGCGAAGCTTGGCAGAAGTCTGAACAGCGTTACCGTATTCAGCTAAGGTAACAGTTACCTGAGAATCGTCGATTGTTACTGGAGAAACGTCAGTTGTTTCACCTAATGCGGAAGTTGCAGCAGCAAGTTCATTGAAGATAGTGAACTTAACGTCTGCGCCTGGGCTTGTTAGGTTAGTTGTTCCAACTTCACATACGCTGTCGAAGAATAGTTCTGGGCGTAGTGAGAAGTAAGCTAACTTTTCGTAACCTGTCAAAAGCAAGTCAAGACTTGCGGTGTTAGTGGCGGTAATAGCCATGATTTAGTCCTTTCGAGACTGTAATTAGACTAAGGTTTTCCACTGACCAGGTTGCTCGTTATCAATCGCTATACCGTTCTTCTTTAGAAGTTCGATAATCTGATCTGGCGTTTCGGCGTTATTAAGCGCTGTGAACGGATCATCCATTGGGGTAGAAGCAGGTACAGCGCCAGCGCGTGATACGCGGTCAATTGCATCTAGTTCTTCTTTAGGAATAGCGTTCATTGCTTGAATAACTCCATATTCTTCAGCAGCGCTTCTGACTGCATCCAGTGTCGGTTCGCCATCGTATGCTTTCGCAAACAACTTACCTTGTGGAGTTTCTAGGTCGATTCCAGCCTTAAGCATTGCTAATTCGCGTCTAGCTGCTTCGGCTTCTGCCTTAGCGCTGTCAGCACCCTTAGCGCGCTTCTCTAGGTCTCTAACCCATTTACGGTCATTGCGCTCGTCAGAACTTTCAGCCTGAGCATCTTGTTCGTCAGAAAAGTCTTCGTCTGTGTAGTTTTCGGTTGTCATTGTGTATCCATTTCCGTTTCGCGTAATAGCGGATAACCATTACGGCGGGGCCAATAATTGCAGTTTGCAGCTGGGCTGCGTGGACGACACCAACCGGCCAGTCGGGGCTAAACCACCTACACACGTTTGAAGGTCTAACTAAGCGGTGTGGTCGCTACCGTACGTCTCTACGGACCTTCAATAAAAGCCTAGCACAAGAAGAAGGGGACACAAGCGCTCGGATGCCTGTGTCCCCATTTATCAACGAAGGAGATGATGAGTTAATTATGGATTAGAGATTAGCCCTCTGCAAGCCAACCACACCCTTCTGCGTTTCGGCCATACCTGATGCTGACTTGTACTCTGCGCCACGCTTTTCACGTTCTTTTTTGATCTTGGCTTCAGCGGTAGCATCGCCAGTAGCAGCGCTAACAATGTCAGCACCAGTAATTCCAGATGCCTCTCCTGATACGGATGCCTGTTCTAGTCCAGCCTTTCCAACTAGCCCTGCGGATAGAGCATCTGCCTTGATTGCGCCTGTAGCCCCTGGAGCGGTCTGTTCAGCCAGTAATTCTGCTTCTTGGGCGCTAAGTTTAATTCCAGCCTTTTGAGCCGTACCAGCGATGGTAGCGACGTTTCCAGCCTTGACCACATTTTGAGCCTTTGCTGGATCTAGGAAGAATGAAAGAATCTGGTTTTCTTCAACACCGTAAAGGCTTTTTAGTTGTTGCTTGATCTCAGGATTGGCAGCAGATACAGCCTGTTGCGCTAGAGCAGCGCGTGAGTCTAATTCTTCTGGGCGAATGTCATTGCCAATTAAGTTAACAAAATCAGAGGAATCATCATAAAAACCAGCAGGAAGATTGTATTTACGTAGTGTCTCGCGGTATCCAATCTCTGCCTCAATGTAGGACGCTTCAGTTAAAGGACCAACACCAGCAGGAATCATCTTGCCCTGAGCTGTCATTTCAGCCACTTTCTTGGCACGAATCTCATTACCGGCAAAGCGCTTCTTGTAAGTTTCGCTAGAACGTAACCCAGCACGAACTGTAGCAGTAGCAACCTGTCCTGTCGATACGCTTGTATTGTCAGTAATTAGTTGGTACAAAACGTCTGAAAGTCCTTCGATTCCAAAGGCAGCGAACTCGTCTTTGATAATCTGAAGGGCATCTCTTTGGTCAACACTTAATTCAGCCATTACTATCTCCTAAATCCAAACTCTTTAATAATGTCGTCAGCAGCGCTACGCATAGTTTCCTTAGCATTTTTGGTCTTTAACCATTCAGGCTTCTTGTATAAGGTTCGACCAAATTCATCATCAGTCATGCTTACGTATTCACCCTTGTCGTTCTTCATGCTTAAAGCGCCAACGATGTCGGGATCGTAAAGGTTTATCTTTTCTTCTGGTTGCTCAAGAATACGTGCCTTAGCTGCAATCTTGGTATCTGCGATTTGGCGAACAGTTAAACCTGAATCAAGGGCCTCGCGTAGCGCTGGAAACAATGCTTTTGCCTGCTCTCTGTAGCGACCAGTAATGTCTTCAATCGTAGTTCTACCTTCGATTACATCCTGAGTATCTTTTAATCTCATGGCTTTTGTTGGCTTGTATCCGTAGGCTTCTTGTAGTTTTTCAAAACTGTCATTAATAGTTCCCATTTTTCCAGAAACTTCATCAATCTGGTCTAGACCAACGCGAGCGCTGATGTAGCCAGTAACCCAAGATGCTTCGTTGAATCCCTTGGTTGACTCCTGGGTAGTTACTCCACCCTTGCCAGTCTTTGTTAACTGAACACTTGGAGCGGCTTGAGCAGCGCGGGTTAGCGCTGTCTTAAAGTCTGCAATTTCCTGAGAAGTGGCTGCTCTACCTAAATAAAGTTCGTAAGTATCTTTTGCTAGCTGAGTAGCCTGTTCATCTGTGTACTTGGTGTAAGTCTTGTAAA